GCCGTCTATCGCTATGCAACTGGTGATGTTAGCCGGTGAGCTGGGCGAAAAATACGGCACACACCACGAGTATTACAACCTAAGGACACCAGCGGACGCGATCAAGCTGTTGTGTGTCAATCATCCAAGGCTGCAGAAAGATTTGGTGACAGCGCACCAAAACGGTGTCGGTTACAAGCTGATTCAGTCTGGTGCAGCGATGGGATATGACGAGTTGCATTTACCGTTTGGCAGCAGGCCAATGATGCTTGTGCCGGTGATCAGCGGTAGTGGCGGCTCAACGGGTCAAATTTTGATCGGTGTTGGCCTGGTTGCAGCTTCATTTTTGCTGCCTGGTGCTGGGTTGTTTGGAGCGCAAGCGATAGGCACAGGGTTATTTGCTGCTGGTACGGCTGGAGGTGTGGCTGTTGGCGGTGCTTTTGCAACAGCACTTGGCACCGGCCTGAGCGCAATTGGTGCAAGTCTGATTCTTGGCGGTGTAGCCAACATGCTTTCACCACAGCCAGAAATACCAAAACTTGGCAGCCGTCGTATGGACGGCACAAACTTTCGTGGTCCTGGCCCACAAGGTGTTTCGCGCGGTGCCAGTGGCCAACAGTCTTATGCGTACACCGGACCAGCAAATACGGTTGGCAACGGTTCAACAATTCCTGTTGTGTATGGCCGCGCCATGCTTGGCGGTCACATGCTGTCAGTAGCTGTTGAAGCAACAGATGTTTCCGACCCAATTGCAACAGCAATCAAAGCACCAGGCCGACAGACGATTTTGATTAATGGCAGCGAGGTGGAGCGTGAGTTTAATGACGAGGCTGGGGTAGAGACAAAGCGGCTTAGCTCAGGTGATGTTTTTAAATATCAAACAAGCAAAGACAACAGAAGAAGAATTATTCCATCAGGCGATGGTTTTGGCCCTGGGCTAAACAAAAATCTTGCAGAAAATAGCGAGCATCGATTCGGCAGCATCGACACCAAGGTTAAGTATGAAGACGAGTTTGATGTGTTGTTTGAGCTTGATGGCGGACTTTATGGACGAGCTGGTGGAGCGGAAGATTCAACAAAAATTGATGGGTTTATACAGTATCGAATAGAAGTTATTCACAGTATGCCCGGTGACAATCCAACAGTAGCCGTTGCTGAAAATACTATCCAAGGATACCTAGAGGAATCGCAAGAGTATTATTGGGCGCAAAGGCTCAAATGGACCAGACTTGAAAACAATAAGCAATTAACTTTAAAGATTACTATTATGGACGTTGACACTGATGCGCCGACAAAGTTCCGAGTCCATGTATTTGGGTACGACCTCGCTTAATTGACCTATGGCATTAAATTCTGAGTCGGCCATTAAACTTATCGACCTTCTGTGTGAGGGTCCGATAGAAGGGCTTGTCCACGGAAGGAAAAGCGTTTTTCTTGACGAAACATCTTCCGACCAAAAAGCTGTCAAGTCAAGCGATTTTGCAATTCGCAAAGGGACTGCTAACCAAACAAGAATTGGGTTAAGCGAGCAATTTGCAAACTCTAATACAACAATTATTTCAGTAGATACACAGGTCGGCAAAAATTATAGTGAAGAGGTTGATGAAAACAATGAAGTCTTAAAGCGGGATTACGGTGCGGGCGGCCTTGTCAAAACAGTTACAGACCCAAACGCTAACTTCGTAAAACTACTCTTTACGATTCCAAAGCTATTTTCTACAGCGGTTGAGGGCCTTGCGAGAGGACAACAATTTCCTGCAGCGATACGAGTAAGAATCCAAGTTAAAAGCAAGAATAGCAACTTTAACAATGTTACGTTTGACGGGCAAAGTTATAAAGAGTTTAGAGGAATTTCAACCTCAAACTATCAATATCAAACACCTCGAATTGATTTAACAGGGGAAGGCCCATGGCAAATTAAAGTTGATAAATTAAAATTTCAAAACAATGTTCCTGGCCCAGACGCAGAAGAAGCTTTTGAGATCAAGTTTAACGACCTTGAGGATGTAAGTAAAAAGACGCCGCTAGCTGGTGGTAGAGGCGACACGATTGTTTGGACTTCAATTGTTGTTGGTACGGATATTAAAACGGCGTACAAGCACACAGCTTGTGTTGGCCTAAGTCTTTCAACAGATCAGTTCAACACTGTCCCTGCTCGTGCATACGAGATCAAGGGAATGAAGGTTCAGATTCCATCTAGCGCAATGGTGCGTGCAGATAGAAGTTTGAATTACGGCGGCAACATCCCTTTTAACGGCAAGTTGCAAGCGCGTAAGTACACGACTTGTCCGGTCTGTTGTTTTTACGACATGGTGACGAACAGCCGTTATGGGGCTGGTGATTTTGTTAGTGCAGAAGAGTTGAGCTGGGTTGATCTGATTGAGCTGTCTAAGTATTGCAACGAGCTTGTACCAACAAGCGCAGGTGGAACGGAGCCACGTTTTGCCATCAATACGGTAATTGCTTCACCAGCAGACGCTTTCAGCGTCTTGCAGGATTTGGCAAGCGTATTCCGGGGGATGATCTATTGGAAGTCAGACACGATTCAAGTAGCTGGCGACCATGGCGTTTTAGGCAGCACAACTACTGCTCTTGAGCCTGTTCACCTGTTTACCAACTCAAATGTGGTTGGTGGTGGTTTTAGTTATAACGGCGCTTCGCTAAAGACAAGAAGCACCAGGGTGCGTGTTCGCTACAACGACCCAAACAACTTTTACCGTCCTGACTTTGTTGTCATTGAAAACAAGGAGTTAGTCAATAAGTACGGCTTCCAGATCCGTGACATTGTGGCGTTCGGCTGCACGTCTAAATTCCAAGCCCAACGAATGGGCAAATGGGTTCTTGCTTCTGAAGAAACAGAAGGCGAGACCGTGACGTTCTCCGTTGGTCTTGAAGGCTTAATGGTGATGCCTGGTCAGATCTTTGCTGTTTCGGACGCAATGCGTCAGGGCGCAAGGTTGGCGGGTCGCATTTCAGCGTCAACAACAACGTCTGTTACAGCAGATCAAACAATCACGTTGCCGATTGGAACGAATCGTGAGTTGAGCTGTGTGTTGGCTGATGGAACGACAGAAACCAAATCGATTAGCAGTGCTGTCGGTAATGTCATCAACGTTTCGTCCCCGTTCAGCTCTGCGCCACAGGTAGAAACTGTTTATTCAATCCAGGCCAGCAACGTCAAGCATCAGAAATTTAGGTGTCTTGCAATTGGCGAGGGTGAGAATGGAACGTACTCAATCACGGGCGTTCAGCATGTAGACAACATTTATAACGTTGTTGAAACTGAGAACGCGCTACTTGAATTTGCAGACGTTACGTTATTTGATGAGGCCCCGCCTGTTCCAGTTGATCTATTTTTAAGCGCAGAAGATGTAACAAAAGACGATCTTACAACAACACGAATTAGTGCGTCTTGGAGTCGCGGCAGCGCGTTTACTGCAATTTTTTTCAAGATTAAATATAAAATTGGCAATGGTGATTTTATCGAAACAACAACTACAAACACAAGCTTTGTTGTTGACAACGTAGTCCCCGGTACTAGCTTTTCGTTTTTCGTTAGAGCAGTTGGCCCAGCACCACGCTCGAAGGAATCTGCTGATGCGTCTATTGACCTTACAATTCCAGTTTCACCGCTTACGCCGCCTGATCCAACAGATGTAACTTTAGAGGTTATAACTAAAGATCAGGTTTCCTTGCGCTGGGCAATTGGCCCAACAGGCATTAACAAGGAGTCATTACGTGCGGTTATACGTCACACAACAGACGATTCAACAAATGCAAGCTGGGCTAACACGTCTATTTTGCGTACTGTTTTAGCGAACTCAACGTCTGTAATTTTACCAAGAATAAACGGAACATATTTTATTAAGTTTCAAACAATATTTGGCATACGCAGTGCCAATGCCGTCGCAGTTACTTTACTCGCGGTTGACGGAATCCCCAGATTTAACTATGAATTAATTCGAGAAGATTTTCCCGCGCAAAACGTTAAACCATTCCTGGGCGAGGGTTTTGGCGTTTATTACGACAGTGAGTACGACGGTCTTGTTCTTGACGGTGACGGCAAGATTGACGAGATTCCTGGAACATTTGACCAGCTATCGTCTGTTGATTTTGTTGGAACGCGGGGCACTTCTGGCGTCTATCACTTCCAAAAAATATTAGATCTTGGTGGCAGATATAGCATTGATTTAAGGCGTGTTTTGACCTCACGCGGACTGTATCCACTTAGCTCAATTGATAATCGTACGGCGCTTATTGATACGTGGAGTGATATTGACGGTGAGCTGGCCGATGATACGACTGCTGACATTTACTTTCGTACGACAGATGAAACGACAACAGGCACTTATTTCCTAACTGAGGACAACAATTACTTGCTATTTGGCGAGGAAGTTATTGTTCCAGACAATCTTGTCTCTGAAAACGATGACCAGTTAATTGCTCAAAATGGCGACATAATCCAAACAAACCAAGCAGACGCAAGTGTTATTGAAATCTTGTTAACGCAAGAAGATGACACGTTAATAACGCAAAGCGGCGACACCATGATTAGCAACGTTCCCCCCGCTGGGCCTCCTGTCGATTACACAATTGACGAAAGAACAGCACTTATTGATACTTGGAATGACTTTGACAATTACGATCCAGGCGCAGCGGTTCCTGTGGCTTCAGGGACCAACAAGATTTATCAAGAGTCAAACCTTACGTTTGGAGCGTGGGCACCTGTAGAAAACGGCAATTTCACTGCAAGGCAGTTCCAGTTCAAAGCCGAACTCAAGGCGTTACACCCTGATCAGACTCCAATCGTGGACAAGCTTGGAGCGACTATTCAGTTTGAGCGGCGGACAGAAAACAGCAACGTGCTTGTTTCCAACGATTCTGGACCGTTCCAGGTGACATTTGACAACCCGTTCTATGTAGACAATGACACGAGAGTTGCGGTTGCTCTTTCGCCGTATGACATGGAAAGCGGTGATTTCTACACGATGACCGCACCAACCTCAACAGGTTTTACGGTGACGTTCCAGAACCCCAGTGGCGTAATTATGAGTCGTCAATTCCAATACACTGCGATAGGATACGGAACAGAGCAAGTTTAATCCTAGATTCTCATGGCTCAGGCCGATGGCAGTTGCGCTAATGCAAGTGGATCA